AGCTTTGGACAAAGGGTAAGGATGGGAACATGAACATGGATTACGTTGACGTGAAAGGTCTACAACTTGTTAGACGTGATAACACGCCTCACATGCGAGAAGTTTGTAAGGAACTCTTAGACGTCGTCCTGACCTCAGGGGATACGGGTCCACCTAAAGATCTAGCCAGGAAGAGGGCCAACGAGCTGCTCTCAGGTGAAATCCCCAACGAGAAATTGATCCTGAGTCAATCCCTGTCTGATACCTACAAAGTTGGTGGTAAATCCGTTTCAATCACGGGGCCGGAATGTGGGTTAATTAATCAGGCCCATGTTCAGGTCGTCAGGAAAATGAGAGAAAGGAAACCCGGTTCCGAACCACAATCTGGTGACCGAGTTCCATACATACTAACAAAGACTGACGATCCAAAAGCAAAGGCATTTGAGAAATCTGAAGATCCAAAATACGTCGAGGAAAATAACATTCCCGTAGACTATCACTACTACTTTGTGAACAAATTCCTCAACCCCGTCTGTGATCTTCTCGACCCCCTGTTTGAGGACACTAAACAGGAAATCTTTGGAGAAATCATTGATGCCCACAAGCCACCACCCAAGAAGAGAGAACCTTCTATAAGCACCATGAAGAAGGAGCAGTTGATTGAGGAGTGTCAGAGATGTAACCTCGACGACACTGGAAAAGTCGCGGATCTCAAGGAACGTATTAAAGCATATAGGGATCGTAAAAATTCAGTCGACGACCTATTTAAAACTTACGAACAAAGTATACACAAGGATGATTGAGGCTAAGGCAAGACTCACGAAACTCGTTATAAATAAGACTAAAGATATCTTGTTAAGTCAACTCCCAGGTGAAATAGAGACTGACCTAAATGAAATCGTATGTGATCTCGTCCAGGAAGGTATTGAGACGTACCATTCTGAACAGATGAGTAAGACACTTGAAAATATTTCAAAGAAACATCAGATTCCATTGGAGCTTCTTCTACGTGATGTATCCGGTGTTACTGACACGGAACGTTGCAGAGGAAAGAAAAATGGTGGGATTAGATGTAAGTTTAAGGCTGGTGAGAATGGTTACTGTAAATATCATCATCAACAAGGCGAAAAAATAAAGCCGAGGTGTCTACCAAATTTGCAGTTACACAATCACGGCCCCGAAAAAATGAACGTTCCAGGATGCCCGGGTTGCGAACGAAAGGGACTTATAGATTTGAGTCGTTTGTTTTCCAATGAATAAATCCAGCATTCTGCTAACATCAATCAACCAATTTTACACAGACGAATATAACAGGAATAAGCTACTCACAATTCTAAATAAATCGAGTGGGATTTCACTCAGAAACCTTGAATGGTTCATCACGAACTATGCAAAAAAACATAACACTTCGTTCAAGACGAATGATGGGAAACTTTTCACTGTTCACTGCGCATACAAGTCAAGCTTGGATGGCTATAGTAAAAAGCTCTTCGACCCTTTCTGTAGGGCTGAAAAATTCACGTATCACATTCCAGGAACATCTCAAGAAATTCAGACCACCCTCGCTCAGCTGAATTTCATCAAATGGTGTATAAAAAACAATATCATTGACTATATCTACAATAATAAACAAAATCTATTCACTAGGTCATGTAATCAAAAACTTGTGTCATGACACCATCTTTTATGCGAATGAAGTTCATCGTTTTAGCCAAAATATGAAAACGTCTATTATGCCAAGCGTAGTTACCAGTGTTGCTAATCTCATGCTTACTGGAGAACAGGTTTCCGTGTAATATAGGTTCCTTCACAACGCTAAAATTGACATGACCAGAAGCATCATCGTCGTTGGGGTAAAGTGCAAAACTATAAGAATAGAATCTTCGTGTGATTGGTGTATTCCTGTGATGCAGCCTAGGCTGAATGATTCTTAAAAAGTGTGGAGATCCCGTGTGCTGATCCAAAATTTCTTCGCCATCGAGAGTGAGCGTGACATAGTCGATGTGCTCATATCTCAGAGCTGGATCTGCTTCAATACCAGAAGACTTGAGAGGTATCACGTTGTAATTCGAAGTTCCACCAAATGCGTTGTTTTCTGTGTACAACACAAAAAAGTACAACTCTTGAACCAAATTGGTGAAAGAGAGTCGCATTTTGAACTCGGGTTCAGCATTGCCACCATCTTCATCGACAAGGATGTCATTGTACTGTATCTGAGTAATCGCGAACTCGTGGTCACGGTTCGTGACTTTGATTCTCTCGACTGGGTCCAAGAAGACACATTCAGTAGATAACCTGAGATTGTATGGCTTGTAGGTGACCAAATCATTTACATCGGCTCCGATAAACCCCTCGATCTCCGCCACTTGGTGTCGAGAAACACATATACACTCTTCAACGTTACGAAATTTAACCTCGACTTCAATTTCCTGTCTCATCAACGCACAAACGGGTAGGGCGAGTTTGGGGTGGTTGTGGAAGTAAAATGGAATCTCTATGCAAACATCCCCACCAAGCTGTCTAGGGTAAGGTCTCGTTTTTGAAATTCTGCTATTCACTTCAGCTGGGTTCGAACTCACATCTCTCATAGACAGATCGAATAAGTTGATCTGTTTTGTCGTCGGGTATTCAAGTTCGGCGCACAGATCCAAGTATTCTGTCGTGATGTGTTGAATGACTATACCACCAACAGACAACGTGATGTAGTCTATGAAATTACACGCTTCACCGTAAACATAATCCTTTCCCGGGTCGACCCCGTTAGCCAAAACTATATCTGGTAAACTAAACATGAGGTTAACACCTCTCAACACATCACAGTGGTCATACGGTAGGTTGAATCGATGTATTTCACCGTATTCGACGTCTTTATTAGAAGGAATATCGATAAATTGTAAAGAAAAATTCGAGTGTTTCTTGAAGTTTTCTTTAAAAAAAGTGAAGTCAGGGTTTTCAGTCGTGTACAAATCTAAAAGACCCTTAGACTCGAGCTGAATACTCCCTGCCATACTAATATAAGACAATTAATAAAATTTTAAGCCAGCTAACCCAGAATCAAACGATAGGATGTTGTAATTGACGGCGTATACTCGAACCTGTGTTTCTTCAGACGAATATGACCTGGTTCTCAGGACATTCAAATCATCAACGTATCTATCCTGTTCGTTGAATTCGAGGGTGAACTTTTGGTGAATAATCCTACTCATGTTCAATTGCCCTGTTGGATCATTACTGTCAGGGTCGAGGGAAAAGGAATACATTCCAAACGAACTTTCACCGACGTCTGGTATGTTCACGTGATTTTTAAAAGGTTGAACCACTGATAAAAAGTGACCATTCTCTCTGAAGAAGATCACATTGTTCAGACACAACTCAGCATTCTTTATCTGTCTGAACCTATAGTTTTTAGTCACGTCGTTCGAGTTATTGTACATGGGCTCACCCAGGAAGAATAGTTCCTTCACGGGGTGCTTGAAATTCAAAAGAAACACTTTTTTGTCATCACCGGGTTTCAGTCGTGTCTCTTTACGTTGGACCTGTGTGATGAGATACTCCATGTGATTCGATTGGAAGGCGGAACGTTCCATCTCACTCAAATACACATGCTCTGTAGTCAAAAATATTTGATCGATGAACTTCTCAGACTGATCAGTGATTGGAGGCAAGTTTGTAGCTACCGACTTATAGGAGTAATACTTTTCCCTATCCACAAGTTTTATTCTTATCGACACTTGTTGCTTGGTGAGTTTACACAAGGGAATGGCGGATTTATTGTTTCTCGTAAAGTAAAAAGGCAATTCCAATGAAAACTTTGTGGGGTAATAACCCTGTGGCATAGAAACTTCTCCACCTCTATACAACCCAATATCTTTGTGCTGATCAGATGTGTCCAACTTATTTCTCATGTAAATGTATTCACCCGAGATTCTGTCAATCACCTGCTCACCAATTAACAACTCGGCGTATTCGATGAGCTTTGTGATAGGATTCGCGACTGTCCTCATAGCATCATAGTCACCACGCCACAGCACCGTAAGGGATACAGAATTTAATAAATCACTCTTCGTGCTAGGTATCCTCACAGTCAGAACTTCACCAAAATCCGAGTTTCCTGTGAATGGAATGTCACTGAAATCTATACCAAATGGTGTGTGTCGCCTAAATGTGTATATAAAGTGTGAATAGTCTGGGCATTTTGTGATCCACTCATCCTGAACACCTTTGACACAGAGGTACATTCTATTATTAGGTATCTTTTTTTTAATACTCAATTGTCATGAAACCTCTAGAGAAGTTAAAGTTCTGCAATTCGAGATAATACAGGTGCAACTCAAACTCACCCGAGAATATTTGGTCATTCGCGGGGTCTGGTGATGCACCCACAATACTTTGATCAGCGTTTGGTAACAGTTTGTTTATCTCAAATTCAATCAAAGTCCTGTCGGTGTTTAAATTTGCAAAGTCGAGGGTGCCGGTAGACTTTTCGTGCAAGGGGTGGAGTGCAAAACTCTGAGTGTATATGTTGATCCTGTCATCAGTCACTCCCAAGTCAAAATTGTATGGAACCGCGTACTTGTAGTGCTCGTGGCTCTCCATGAGGGTGTTTGGGAAACTTTCCCCATTCAAAAAGAAACGAGCCTTTTTCATTATTGGGGTGTTTTTGGTAATCATGGTTCCAGTCAACACTTGGTTAATCCACTGCAACTCTTGTGCTCGACTTCTCACAAATGTAACATACCTATGTGTCGCTTTCGTTTGCGTAGTAAATAATTTGTCTCTGAAGAACCAATGGAAAGCCTTGACTTTTGATTTCGGTTCTAAATTTACTTTAAAAGTTGAATCAGATTCAGGTGTCGTGATGAAAGATGTATGCTTTTTTAAAACGTTCACTAGAATGTTATGATTGGATTCTACCATATACAACCTCTCTTCATGACTAAGTTTTATCTCTTCGCTTATCAACTGAAAATTGTTCAACTCGATGATAGCCGGGGTGTGACTATTTTCTGCACCTTGCCACCACGTCTGAGGGTGAAAAACGAGTTCAAACATAATTTTTTGCTTGTGAACCGCGCACACAGGAAAGTAGTGGCGATCTTCAACTTCCTTACGAAGTTCTGTCTTTGCATACTTCCGCGAAAAGAAGAATGAAAGTGGGATTATGAATCTATTTGAAGGTCCGTAACTGGAGGAGGCAGAGATACCAGGCGTAAAATCCTGTGACATGTTTTGAAGAACCAAGTTACCCTTCTTGGACTGTGGATCCAAGTACAAAGACTCGTGTATCATGTCCCAATCGTCGGTGATTTCTTCAACCCTGATGTCATCCACATACATCGTGATACTCTTGAGAAAACCTCGACCAAGTGGGGTAGTGTAGTTCACATTAACAGTCTCCTTAGCTGGTAGGTCAATCTTGAGATAGAGATTAGTAAGCAAGTCTCCCATGTTTTTGGGGTCATACTCAACCTTGACAGTTTGGTTGAAAGGCCACCCCGCCACACGACCTGGATTCAAAACATTTTTAGTTTTATGAAACTTTCTAAATTCTGAATGTCTCTTTACATCTTGATACTCAAAAAAAGTTTTCTCTGGGTCTTTGGATAACAAGTAAGTGTCCTGTTTTCCAAAAGCTTTCAAGGAAAGTCTAGCAGCTTCACCCATACTTATCTATTAACTACATATTTTTAATATCATTCCCCCACATGTCAAGGTGTCCCATAGCTTCCAGTGACGAGAGTTCCTTCTTAAGATTGTTCGATTCTTCAATCAAAGCCCTGACACGCTCTTCTGTGTAGTCGACAGTCTTAATGTGTAACAGGTAGTCATATGAACCATCAACCTTTGGGAAAGACTGCCCGATTTCACGCTCGAGGTCTTGCTTCTTCTTCTTGAAGACCACGATGTCTCCTTCAACAACTTTCTTGACAAACTGAGCACGATAAGAACACATATCAGATCTCTTCTTGGTGCTGGCAATGAGCTGTGCCTTTCTCTTTTTGTAATACTCCATACGAAGGTGGATGAAATCCATGAGAATCGCTTCTGCGCTGTCATACTTACAGATACCCTTGGTGGGGTGGAAAAGGTGCATGTTCGTGTCACGAATCGTCTTTTGAAGTTTGAGATCCTTCACGATATCCTTACCATCATACCCCTGTATGACGAAATCAACGTCTTCTGTTGTGCTGTTGTTCGTAAAACTTCCAATCATCTTTTTCTCAACAAGACTGTCCAAGTATTCCTTATAGTCTTGGGTCCATCTCCCCGGTGGAAGCTCGGTAACCTTGACAGTGGTCCCTATGACCTGCCAAATACCCTCAGTTATCCAACCCCCCGTTTCATCCTCAAAAATACGACCCCTGAAACCCTTGAACCATGGCTTCATTTTCTTGAGTTCCTTACCATTCATAAAACTCATAATATTCTTCTTAATGTCGTCAGGATTGAAGGGTGGAACGTAGCAACTGAAACCCGTCCCGATACCCTCCGTTCCGTTGACTAACACCGTAGGAATGACTGGCATGTAAAATTCGGGTTCGATGGAACGTCCATCATCATCAAGATAAGTGAGAACGGCATCATCCTTGGGATCGAAAATCTTTCGCGCGTCATTCGACAACCGTGTAAAAATATACCTCGTCTGAGACGCATCCTTACCACCCATGAGACGAGTTCCAAATTGACCACAAGGCTCAAGGAGATTTATGTTATTTGATCCAGTGTAGTCATTGGCCAGCTTGACGATGGTCTCAGCGAGGGAAACTTCACCGTGGTGATATGCGCTCTTCTCAGCCACATAAGCCGCGAGTTGCGCAACTTTCATCTCGTCCCGCAAATTCTTCTGGAAGCATGAAAACATCACCTTGCGCTGAGAAGGTTTGAGACCATCACAGACGTGTGCGATGGAACGCTTGAGATCAGCGAGACTGAAATTGACTAGGTCCTTGTGGACAAAGTCGGTGATAGCCAGTTGCTTAACATTACCATAAGCCACCTCCAGTTCACCCGCTTCCTTTGCGGTGCTCTCGAGAAGCCACGTCTTTCTCGCATCCGCCTTCTTCTTGTCAAACGCAAGGATGATGGACTCATCGGTCATGGTGTCCACATCAAATTTGACGGTGAGATCTTGAATCTTCTTGAAATATTCACGCGCTTCAGCGCTCGTGCTGGTTCCCAGACCCTTGTAGTATTTGATTCTCCAACCAGATTTACCACTTCCATACCAAGACCGGAACGCTGAATCAGTGTAAAAAGACTTCGTCTCAGAACCCTTCGTGGCCTTGATGATGGGAGTCACCATGCTCACGACAAAGTTGAACTTGAGGAGG